CCGCTACATTTCCTACTACTGCAGCTGAGAAAGGAGAAATACAACCAACGTCTGTGTGCATTACTACACGCTCGAAATCTTCTTCACTAGAACCGAATAAAGCTTGAACGCTATAATTCGTCATAACTAGTAGGTAATTTTGGAATGGTAAAATCGTTGTTATCGGTTGGTTTTGTGGATTTTTAAACTCAAATGTAGAATACATAGGGAAATATTCTCCGTTATCCAAGTCCGATATGAATAAAGTTGTACCATTATCTACATCACCGTACATAAACAAACGATTAGCGTGAAGAGAAATACGATTACATGAAGCCATGTTATACGTTTTGATAGGATCGTTTTCATTGGTTTTTGTCACCTCATAACTAGTACGCAATTCTTCAATAGGAGTAGTTGTTCCTTGAACTCTTGCTAAGACCTGGATCTCATAAATACCTAAGTCATAGATTAATTTGCTTACTGATCGAGAAGTCGAGAAGTCTTGAAGCATAACAAATTGGCTATCATCTTCCCCTTCTTTTTTGTAGCTAAACTTATACTCTATCGTTTTCCCTGTGGGTACATTAGAATAAGCGGTAAATGTAGTTGTATGACCTAACCAACCTTTAGTTGTATCTGCAACTAGGTAGATTAATTGAAGGGCCACCCCTACACCATCTTTTAAAAATCCGCTAGGACTAGTCGATAAAGCATTAGCTCCTAAGAACATATACTCAAAACCTGTCGGTTGATATGGTGTTACAAGTGAAGCGGTTGTACCGTCATAACTTACTAAACCTGATCCTGTCGCAATATATAATTTGTTGTTATACATAACTGCTTCAATTGGATTAGTTGTTTGGAAGCTTGATAAACCTGTAATGTTAATTACCGCTCCTGTTGTCGAGTTATATAATTTACCGTTAATTGCTACGATATTTACGGTTGTAGTTTTATTCATATAGCGGAAATACCCTTGTGCTTTTCCTGTTGGTAGTGAAGTATGACCGATTGAAACCATACCGTTTCTACGTTTAGTCGCTCCACGTTCCGCAAGATCCACGTTAATTAGGGTTTTACTTTCACTATCACTCATTAAATCCGAACTTTCACTAGTGTTTAACCCACCACTAAAATCCGAATAAAACAGCATTTGTTTAATTGTTGAGTTAGGATTTGCGATCGTATTTTGACCACGATATTTAGGCTTCTTTCTAATCATCATTAGATCCACCAACTTCCATCAAAATCCGGTGCATAACCTGTTTTGTTTGGATCCTTCGTAAATGTGATTGGATTCCCTTCATCATCTACTAGATTTCTTGAATTAAAGTAAGCTTCAAATTCACTTACTAATTTATCTTCGTTTTTAATAAGATTGTTTTCAAATTCGTTAAAATAAGCTTGATATTCAAATGCAGAAGATTCCTTTTGCTTAACACGTCCACTAATGAAAGGAACATATAAGATACGGATCCATTTCATACCTAAAGGGAAAACATAGTTATCTCCATTTACATCTAGGGGAATATCAATTCCTAGTTCTGTATTAATACGAGCGGAACAATCATCGAAGAAATTGACAAAATCTATTTCTTCTATATCCTCACCTGTAAGAGTAAGAATGTAATCATATAGGCTTTCAAAATCGAACATTTTCTAACCCCCTTCATATAAAAAGGGGATAAGTGTTTCCACCTACCCCCCTAAGTTTTACTCTTGATTTGCTATAAAGTTATTAATCATTTCCGCATAAATCTCCGGTACTTCAACCATTTCACCAACAGGAACGTTAATGAAAGCTCCGTTGATTGAAACGTATAAAGAAGAACCTACTGATTTAACGAAAGATTTAGGAATCATAACTTTTACTTTTGGTTGTTTTGCAAATTCTGCTCCTAATTGATCAATTTCTTTTTGTAAATCTTGAACTGATATTTTAGTAGAACCTACATTTTCAACTGTATTTTTTGCCATACTATGACCGCCTTTTTAATAGAATTACCCTACTAAAAAATTAGTTATAGTAGGGCATAGTATAATTAGTTTGCTGGAATTGCGTTAGTTGGTTTGTGCCAAATAACCGCTACTGCTTCCGGAGTTAAGATTTTTGCAACGAACGCATTGATCTTAATACCAATTGTTTGACGTTGATTTAACGGATCCGAAGTTCCAGAATCGCCAAGAGTTTTGATGATAGTTTTAGCGTCTTCACCTTCGATTTTAGTGATACCGTAACCTTGGTCTCCTAAAAGGATAGAAGCCACTTGTGTAGCATTAGATTTAGCATTTAAACACTCAACAAAGCGAATGTTGTAAATACGTCCAATTTCATTATCATACATAGGTTTAGCATTTTGTCCGTACTGCATTGCTTTTTGGAAATCTGGATCGTCTAATAGGTCAAAACTTGTAGTTGGAGAAATTAGTGCTACATAATCTCCACCGTTTAAGCCTTTAACATAAGAACGTTTAAGAGCTAAAGCAGCCTTACGGAAAGTTTTTAATGAAGGTTTTAAAGTTACAGTAGCTGGTGATGTACCATCTTCATAAAACACGTTAGTTGAAGTTAATAACACGTCACGAGTTAATGTATCTAAAGTTTCGCTCATTACACGACCTAATTCTACAACGTACTCTGCTACGATATTGTCAATTTGTTGAATGTCGATTAAGTCCGAGAACTCTAAGAAACGACCATATTGAGCAGTAGTTGCAGTGATTGCTGTAATGCTTGCAGAATCTGAGTTAGGTGTAACACCCTCTGTTAATGGAGTAGTGTTGATCGCTAATTTTCCAACTCGGCGGAAGTTAACTGTATCCCCACTACGTTTAGGCATTGGACGTTTTTGTCCAAAATCTTGATGTTTAAATTCTCTTTGTGCTAAAGTTTTAAGTAAAACTTTGTCATAAAATGCTAATACTTTCGTACTAGAAGCACCAGACCCACTATTTACGTTACCAATAGTTTGAGTAGTAGTTGCCATTGTATATTCACTCCTTGTTAATGTTAATATTAATGTTTATATTTTTAATAAGGTTTAGATTCTAATCCCATGCTTCTCTAAGAATTTGTCTACCATATCGTCTGTGATCTCTTCTGAGCTAAAATTAGATTCGCCACCGTTATTAACTATTGTTGATGTTTGTTGACGTTTCTTTTTCTCCGCTAAATCCTTTTGTCTTGTTTGCTCCACTTGTTGCTTCATCAAACGATCAAAGTTTAAAGCTTTGTAAGTCATTTCAACATTAGTTCTTAGCAAGTCGATTCCTTGCTCGTCTGCTTGTTTGAAAAAGTCTTGTACGTCTTGTTCTTTCAAACCTAATGTGTCAACTAAACTAGACATTTCACGATTGAACTGATCTTGTAGGTTACGCTCGTCTAATTGGCGTTCTTTTTCTTCCAAGCTATTTAATCGACGTAAGATTTCAACTGGAACACCTTTTTCATCAGCTTCTTTTTGCTCCTGTGCTTCATTGTATTGCTTCAATAAATCATCAGTAGAAATACCGTTTTGCTCCGCAATCTTCTTCATTACATCTTCAAATTGCTTTGCTTGTTTCATTTGTTCTTGTAATTCTTTGTTCGCTCTTCGCATATCTGCAAAAGCTTTGTTTTGTTTGTCGTTGAAGTTCTTCGTAGGAGCTTCCTCTTCGTCTTGCTCTTCCTCTTGTTCTTCGTCCGATTCTTCGTCTTGCTCTTCTGATTCTTCATCAGTAGATTCTTCTTGTTCTTCCGATTCTTCTTCATCAGTTTCAGTAGATTCGTTACTGCTTGTATCCTCTACTTCTTCTTCTTCTTCTGTTGATTCATCTTCCCAAGAACTTTCAAATTCTTCTAATTCACTTGTAAAATCAAATGGATCGTTCATTTCCGATTCTCCTTACGCCTAGAGTTTTGTTTATATTTAGCGAGATATAAACTAGAGTATAGTGTCCCTTAACCGTTGGGACATAAGGGTTTGAACGTACCAAACCAACTATACTCTCAATTTATATTAATATTGATATTGATACTAATAGTAATGTTAACATTAATGTTAATGTTAATTTTATACCCCTTGTTGTCTTGCTTGTACTCCGTTACTGTTTGAAGTCGAACCTAGTGGATCGCCTTTTTTCATTTGTTGTACCATTTGCATAGCAAATTGTGAAATTTGTTCCGGAGCTAGAGTACCACTTGCAATACCGCTATACATTTGCATAGCAATGTTCGTTAATTGTTGAGCTTCAAATCCGATTTCATCAGTTTTCATACGCTCGATTAACTTGTCTTTATTGATAAAATCAGACATTTCCATGTATTCCTGTGCGGTAATAACCGCTGGTTGATACTGATATTGCCCTTGCATATTTAATAATTCTTTCGCTTCATTTTGCTCACGCATACGTGATACTGGAGCTTTAGAAGATACATCAATATGGAAGTCGTATTCTAAATCACAAAAATCTGTACCTGTAAATTTAGCAAAGTCGAATTGGTTTTGTTCTCCTTCAATACGTAAATATCTAGGAGTATCGTACTTAGTCGTTATATAACTTAAGATTAATCTAGAAATATCTTCGATAAATACCTCTACATCATATAATTGGTCACGATCTCGTAAAGTTGCTCTGTCGATTAAGGCATTAACACCTTGTGAAGTTTGTAGGGATCCCACGTTATCACCTGTATAGGCGTTGTTTAATCCTGTTACTTCTCGGATATTTTGCTTTGCAACGTCCTGTAAATTAAATAAAGCTTGGGGAATTTGAGGTGGAGTTTGCCAAACCATAGAAGAATGAGGATCTCCATTTGTTACCCACGTATGCCCAGGTGCGTTACCGTATTTCTTAACCTCTGCCGGATCTATACCACTAGCTTTAGATACAATCTTTTGTGGATTCTGTAAAAGTGTCCCAATCATAGCAATGATCGATTCAGTTTTATTTAATAATCTTTGATTATCTAAGATATATTCACACGTACCTTTACCCCAAAAATCCATTCTTTGAGGGAAGTCGTATAGAATAGCAAACGGATAACATCTAGGTTGTAAATCGTCTACTGTATGCACGATCGTACTACCGGCCATGTAAGTAACCTTATATCTAAATCCACCTTCTTCTAAAGGAATCTTTTCAAAGTGTTGGTGGAAATTGATTAATCCGTTATTATCATCACCATTTTCAAAGTTACGGTGATAAATCTCACCACGTTCAACAGAAGTGTTTTTATCCTCGTCTAAGTTAAGCGCAGCCTGTCCGAAAATTTTATGCTTCTTGATAAAGTTAATCGGTTTACGTTGCACGATATGAACGTATTCACAATCTTCTAATCTAAAAGCGTTAGGGTCCGGAAAGAATGAAGCGGGATCTACTTCTTTTAATTCAATTTCCCCTTCGTATAAACCATTCGTACCACCTCGTACTCCTGTGTTTTCATTCCATTCAATCATAGCAATTCCTGTACCTAGAAGTTTACTAGTTTCAATCGTACCTCGAACTACT